TGGAACGAGTATCGCCCCGACCTCGACTATATCATCTGCGCGGATGACGACGCCCACCTGCCGAAGAATATCGGCGTCGAAGCGGCCGAGGCCGCAGCGCAGGCGATCGGCGCCAAGCTAGCCCTTCCAGTCGGGAGGGCGGCTTGAGCGTGGCACGCGACTTTGATGATCAGGCGCGAGAATATGGGGGGGACTCGGTTCGAGCCGCTCTCGATGCCGCGCAATGGGTCGGTCGCGAGACCGCACCTTATCCGGAAGCCGAGGTCGAGCGGCCGCAGTTCACGGCGATGCCATTCACCTGGCGGGACCCGGCGACAATTCCCAGACGCCAGTTCCTCTACGGGTTCGAGCTTCGCCGCCGCCAGCTTTCCGCCGTCGTCGCGCCAGGCGCCGCCGGTAAGACGACGCTCAAGGTCGGGCGGGCAATATGTATGGCGCTCGGCCGCGACTTGCTCGGTCACCGGGTCTGGAATGGTCCGCACCGGGTCTGGCTGTGGAATCTCGAAGACGATCTGGAAGAGGTCGAGAAGACCGTCCACGCGTTCCTGAAGCTCTGGGACCTCGACCCGAGGGACCTCGGCGATCGACTGCTTATCAACGGTTCCGACACCACCGGCGCGGGTGCGCTCAAACTGGCGGTCGAGGACAAGGTCGGCGGATTTACAATTCAGCGTCCCGTCTCCGAAGCCTTGATCGACGAGATCAAGCGGCTGGAGATCGACTATCTCGACATCGATCCGTTCGTGTCGAGCCACTCGGTCGACGAAAACAGCAATCCCGCGATCGACGCCGTCGCCAAGGAATGGCTGCGCATCGCCCAGCAATGCAATTGCGCGGTCAGCCTTGCCCACCACGTCCGAAAATCCGGCGTCCATGAAACGACCGCCCACGATGCCCGCGGCGCAGGATCCATGATCGACGCTGCCCGGTCCACGCTCGTGCTTCAGCGCATGTCGAAGGAAACGGCACAGGAATACCGAATCGCTGAGTGCGACCGGCGGAAGTATTTCTCGGTGTTCGACGACAAGAACAACAAGGCTCCAGCCGCCTCGCAGGCGGAGTGGTACCAGTTCATCGGCGTCGGGCTTGGCAATGGCGACGACACCGGGCCCGAGGACAGCATCGGCGCGATCCAGCGCTGGCAGGCCCCCGACGCGTTCGGCGGGGTGTCCGTACGACAACTCTACAATATTCAATCCCAGATCGACCAACGGCCGGCGGAAAGCCGGAAGCACCCGAAGTCGAGAGCATGGGTTGGAAAGCTGGTCTCCCACGTCCTCGGGACCAGCCTGGACGAAGAGGGCGAGTCCCGGCGCATCGAGAAGATGCTCGGGACATGGTGCGCGACCGGCGCACTCAAGACCGTCGAACGGCAGAATGAGAAGCGTGAAATGGTCGAATATGTGGAGGTCGGCGCATGGGCCATCCTCGAATGATGCCGGGGTGCCGGAGTAGCAAAAGCGGCAACCACGGCAGGTCCGGCAACCACGGGCAGCCCTCGCGCGCGCTTGCGTGTACGCGGGTTTTTCTAACCCTCTCCGAAGGAGAGAGGGTTAGAGAAAAACCTCAACCCGGCGAACATCGAGGCCGGGCCGCCTTGCAGGCGTCCTGCCTCAGCCGAGGGGTCCGATGAAGCTGGCTTTTGTCTCGCCGCCAGCAGTCGGCTTGTCGGTCTCGTTCGACGGGCAGCGCTTCGACCTAGTCGAGCATCGATCTCACACGAAGCAGGATGGATCGGAGACGGTCCTTCTCGTGTGGTCGACGGGATGCGCGGATTGCGGCCGGGAATTCACGACGAGTTCCCCATGGTCCCAGCCGCCCGCGGGAAGGCGCTGCGACGACCACAAGAAGCCGGGAACGAGGGTCCGGTCGGTCGTGCCACGCACGGCTGAGCCGGTTGAGAATAGTTGATGATCAGGCATTTTTCGTACGAGTGATCGGGAGGGCGTTATGAGTAGGGGTGGGCGACCGAGACTGGAGGGACTGAGCCGCTACGCATGCGGCAGGATCACGAAGGCCGAACAGGCCGAACGCCGTCGGCGGGCAGCGAAGGTAATCGAGAGCGATCACGCCGGATCACCCTCGCCCCGCGTCCGCGACGAACGCCACTTGTTCAGCGCGAAATGCTTCAAGGGCGGCGGGCAGGGACACCATGCCGGCGACGCGATCGGGCAATTGTGGCTGATCGGCCAGCTCGACACGCGCGGTCTCGACGAGACCAAGCTGCTGTCCATCGCCCGCGAATGGTGGGCTGGACGTGCCGACGTGTTCAGCGATGTCGGACCCAAGGTTGCCAAGCACGAGCGGACATCGCGCGGTGAGCGGTCGACGAAGACCACCAAGTCGGAACGGGCTTACTACCGGTACGAGAACGAGCTGCGCGCGGCCCAGCCGTTCGACGCCGAATGCCTGCGCGATCTTATGGAGATCGTGGACGGCCAGCAATGCCACTGGGCGGCGAGGATCATCCAGGACGGCATCGTCGGCAAGATCATCGGGCGCGGATGCGCCACGCTGGCAACGTCGAACGATCACCACCTGCTGAAGTGCGCCAAGCGGGCGCTGATAGTGATGGCGGGGAGCGAAGCTGAGGCGCGGGACAACGCGGCGTGAGCCTCTGCGATATCTGCATGTCTCCGGCGCGTGCTGTAAAACGCTCGTTCTAAGCTGCGGTGAGTTCGATCAGCCGATGTCGGCCGAGTCGACCGAGCACGCCATCATTCGCCGTGGCTTTCCGTTCCGCATCGGCGGACCATCCATCAGAGCCGGTTTCTGGAAACTATGGTGCACAGCGCTCCAGCCGAACGGACGATGCGGGATCTACGAGGATCGGCCCGATTTGTGCAGGTCGTATCGACCAGGCCAAGATCCGCTGTGCGTCCATCATTGGTCTCTCGACAACGCCATGGAACCAGTTCCCGGCTAGATCGTTTTTCCGCGACCGGAACTCGCGGGTTGACAAGTTTCGGAACCGATATTAGTTCCGAAACTCATTCTAGGTGTTTTGCGACTTCAGTTCGTCTCGTACGGCTCGCCCCAACGGCGGGCCGTTTGCACATCTGGCGGGAGTGATCGCCGCATGGCCACACGCGCTCACATCGATCGCACACAGCGCCTCGAGCAGATCGCCCGCGACGTGACGCGTCTCGCCGACACGTCGGTCATCATTCGCAATGCCGATCATTACGACGACTGCGAGGAAGAGGCCGAGCGGATCTGCAAACACCTCAAGGCGGTGTTCCGCGGACGGTGAGCAGGGGAGGGCGGATCGATGTCGCCCATGCAACAGCGCTTCGTCAATGAGTATCTCGTCGACCTGAACGCGACCCAAGCCGCGGCTAGGGCTGGATACAGCGCCAAGACTGCCGTCCAGAAAGGCTACCAGCTTCTGCAGAAGCCTGAGATCGCCGACGCGATCGCGGCGAAAGTGGCAGCGAGGTCCGAGCGGACCGCCATCGACGCCGATTATGTGCTGCGCCAAGCGGTGAAGCTGCACGAGCGCTGCATGCAGGAGGTTGAGCCCTTCACCGATCGCAAGGGCCTTCAGATCCGCGACAAGGACGGAAACCCGTTGTTCGTGTTTAACGCTGCGGGGGCGGCGAAGGCTCTCGAGCTGGTTGGAAAGCATGTCAATGTCTCCGCCTTCCGCGAGCGAGTGGAGCACAGCGGGCCCGGTGGCGGCCCGATCGAGACCCGTGACATGACGAAGCTTACACCGGAGCAACTCGACGCCATCGCGGCGCTAGACGAAGGACAGTGACGGACGCCGAGCGGCGCGCTCTTGCTGCACAGGCGCGTCGCGAGAAATGCCGACGATCATTGGCCGAGTTCGCCCGTCAGGCATGGCCGATCCTCGAACCGGCGACCGAACTGAAATGGGGCTGGGCGCTCGACGCCATCTGCGCGCACCTCGAAGCGGTGACCGACGGGCGGATCAAGCGGCTCGTGATGAACGTGCCGCCGGGTTCGATGAAGTCGCTGCTGACGGGCGTCATCTGGCCAGCGTGGGAATGGGGCCCGCGCGGCATGCCGGAGAAGCGGTTCCTCGGGACCGCGCACAAGCAGGAACTGGCGATCCGCGACAACCTCAAGTGCCGGCGCCTGATCCAGTCGGAGTGGTACCAGCGCAACTGGCCGATCGAACTGACCGGCGACCAGAACGCCAAGACGAAATTCGAGAACAGCCGCACCGGGGCCCGCGAGGCGATGGCATTCACCTCGCTGACGGGCTCGCGCGGTGATCGTGTTATTCTGGACGACCCACACAGCGTCGACGATGCCAACAGCACGGCGATGCTCGAAGCGGGCATCCGCACCTTCCGCGAGGCGCTTCCGTCGCGCGTGAACAACGAGGACTCGGCGATCGTCATCGTGATGCAGCGGCTCCACGAGGCCGACGTGTCCGCGGTGGCGTTCGAACTTGGCTACGAGCATTTGTGCATCCCGATGCGGTTCGAGGAAGACCGCCGCTCCACGACATCGATCGGATGGAGCGATCCGCGCACAGTCGAAGGCGAGCTGATGTTCCCTGACCGCTTCCCGGAGCGCCAGGTCGTCGAACTGGAAACCTCGCTCGGCAGCTACGCGGCGGCCGGGCAACTGCAGCAGCGTCCCGCCCCGATCGGCGGCGGCATCTTCAAGATGGACTGGTGGAAATGGTATCGGCCCGAGGCGCTCCCGCCGGTCCGCCGCCTGGTCCAGTCATGGGATACCGCCTTCAAGACCAATGCCGAGAACGACTATTCGTGCTGCACGACCTGGGCCGAGTGCGAAGGCGGTTACTACTTGATCGACCTGTGGAAAGAGCGGGTCGAGTTTCCGGACCTGAAGCGCATGGTGGTATCACTGGCGGCCAAGCGATACGGGCGCGATGAAGTGGTGCCCCATGCGGTCCTCGTCGAGGACAAGGCGTCGGGGCAGTCGCTGATCCAAGAGCTTCGCCGTGACACGATCCTGTCGATCGTGCCGATCAAGGTCGACACCGACAAGGTGGCACGCGCCTTCGCGGTGACGCCGCTGGTCGAGGCCGGGCGCGTGTTCCTGCCCGAAGGCATGGCGTGGACGGCAGACTTCATATCGTCGCTCGGGACCTTCCCGAACGCTGCGCACGACGACGACGTGGATTCGACGACGCAGGCGCTGGCCTATCTGTCGCGCGGCGGTGGATCGACCGGATTCCTCGACTTCATCCGGTCCGAGCATGAAACCGTGATGGCCCATCGATTGGGTCCGCAACCGATCAGCCAGGGAGGCTAGATGGCGCAGCTTCCTGTCCCGCAGATGCAATCGACCGGCAAGAAGACGAGCCTCGTCGACCGTGTTTCGCGCGCATGGGGCGCCATCACCGGCGCCGACGGTGCATGGTTCGGCCCGGGCCAGCCGATGGAGCCGGTCGCACCCGACGGCACCGGCGGCCGGGCATTCGATTACGACTCCGGCTTCAACCAACAGACCCGCAAGCGCGCCGGAACGTCCGTCACTTTCGAGCAGCTGCGCGCGCTGGCCGATGGCTATGACCTTCTCCGCGTCGTGCTCGAAACCCGCAAGGACCAGCTCTCCAAGACAAGCTGGAAGATTGTCCCAAAGGATGAAGCACAGAGGCCAGCGGCGGCGGCCATCAAGGCCACCGAATTTTGGCGTTCGCCCGACAAGCGCAACGGCTGGGACGAGTGGCTGCGCATGCTGGTCGAGGAGATGTACGTCATCGACGCGGTGGCCATCGTCCCGCAACGTACGGTCGGCGGCGAGATTTATGCCTTCGAACTGGTCGACGGCGCGACGATCAATCGTTTGATCGACGCCAACGGCCGGACCCCTGCCGCGCCAGAGCCCGCCTACCAACAGGTCCTCAAGGGCGTGGTCGCGGATAACTTCACGACGGAAGAGCTGATCTATCGCTCGCGCAACCCGCGCGTCTCGCGGCTCTACGGCTATTCGGTCGTCGAGCAGATCGTCACCACGGTCAACATCGCGCTCCGCCGGCAGATCAACCAGCTGACCTACTACACCGACGGCTCGATGCCGTCGCTGGTCTTTGGTGTCCCCGAGGCATGGGGTCCGGATCAGATCAAGCAAATGCAGGGCTGGTGGGACGACCTGACGATCAAGGGTCGGGACTATCAGGCTCGTTTCATCCCGGGTGGGGTAAAGCCGTTCGACTTGAAGGAGCAGGCGCTCAAGGACGAGTTCGACGAATGGCTCGCCCGCCTCGTCTGCTTCGCCTTCTCGATCGAGCCGACGCCGTTCGTCAAACAGACGAACCGGGCGACAGCCGAAACGGCGCGCCAGCAGTCGCTCGAGGAGGGCGTCGCGCCGATCCAGCGCTATATCAAGGCCCGCGTCGATGAGTGTCTCGCGATTCAGGGCTTTGGGGACCATCATTTCATCTGGGACGAAGAGGAATCGATCGACCCGCTCGTCCAGGCGGGCATCGCGAAGATTTACGTCGATGCAAAGATTATCACGCCGGACGAGGCTCGTGCCGATCTTGGCCTCGAACCGCTGAGCGACGAGCAGAAGGCTGATCTTGCGCCGGCGCCAGTCGTTGCGCCCAGCCCTGATGCCGCGACTGACCCTTCGAACGACAATGCCGATCCGATCGTCAACGAGCCTGCGGCGAAGATGTCGCGTGAGCTGACGCTCAAAAAAAAAGCGCATCCGAGGCCGAGGGGAAGCTCGCTAAGATACTGACCGCCTTCCTCAAGGCTCGGGGGAAAGAGGTCGCGGCAACGATCGTCGCTCACCTCGGCCTGAAGAAGTCGATGGACCCCATGGATGACGGGTCGCGCATCACCGGAGCGTTCGAAGCGGTCGACTGGGACTGGGCACCGCTCCGGGCGAAGGTTGAGCCGATCCTGATCGGCGTCGCGACCGGCGCAGGTGAAGAGGCACTCGCCGGCCTCGGGCTATTCTCGCCCGACGTGCTGGCCAAGATGCGCCGCAACGCCAAGGAATTCGCGGTCGAACGGGCCGCCGAGATGGTCGGGATGGAAAAGCGCGGCGAATTGCTGCTGCCCAATCCTGACCCGCAATGGACGATATCCGACGCGACGCGCGACATGATCCGCTCGACCGTCAACGAGGCGCTGAGCGAAGGCTGGTCGGCGCAGGAAACCGCAAGGGCGATCCGCGAGAGTGAGGGTTTCAGCGCAGCCCGCGCCGAGACCATCGCGCGGACCGAGATCGCGATTGCTGACGTCAAGGGCACGCTCGAAGGCTGGAAGGCGTCGGACCTGGTCGGCGCCAAACAATGGCTGACGGCGCCCGACTGTTGCGACGAATGCCAGGACCTCGATGGCGAGCAAGTCTCGCTCGACGATGAATTCGATGACGGCGACCCGCCGCTTCATCCCAACTGCCGCTGCACGGTCATCGCCATCCTGAATGATGAACTGCCCGAACACGGCGCGGAAGAGGAATGATCGACATGAAGCTATTCGCTACGTTCACCAAGGCCGAGGAACAGTCCGACGGCACGCTGATGGTCGAGGGTATCGCCTCGACTGAAACCGTCGATGCACAGGGCGAGATCGTCAAATCGTCGGCGATGGAAGCCGCGCTGCCCGATTACATGCGCCACGGCACCGGCGCGCTGCGCGAGATGCATCAGCCGCTCGCCGCCGGCACCGCCATGGCCTCGGTCGCCGATGGCGTCACCACGATCAAGGCGCACGTTGTCGACCCGGTCGCGGTGAAGAAGGTCACCGCCGGCGTCTACAAGGGTTTTTCGATCGGTGGAAAGGTGACCGAGCGCGACAGCATCGACAAGAATACGATCACCGGACTTCGCCTGGTCGAAATCAGCCTGGTTGATCGCCCCGCCAACCCCGACGCGACGCTCACCATGTGGAAGGCGGACGAGATCGACGAAGAGCCCGTCGCCAAATCTTTCTGGGACGTCGCCGAGCTCGCCAGCATCCTCGCCGACCTCAAGTCGCTCCAGTCGTGCGCCGCATGGGACGCTGCCTTCGAGGGTGAAGCCAGCGAGACGTCCGCGCAGCTCAAGGCGGCCGTGGGGACGCTGGCGCAGATCCTCGTCGGCATGGTCAAGGAAGAGGTCGCGGAGGACGGCATGGAGCCGACCGAGGTCGTCATCGAGGCGGCCGCGCCGACCGG